ATTGAACTCAAATTGTTTTGTTGACAAATTAAAACGATCTGTTGCCATATTTTGGTTAAACTGTGTATTACGGAGATTTTGTTTATCAAGTGTTTGCTGCCTATTATCTTGTTGTAATTGTTTAAACCTATTTCTTATGTCAGATGTTCGATTTGCTCTAGTTTGGTTTAATTGGTTCCACAAAGAACCTTGTTGAGATGGTGCAGCACCTGCAGCTCTAAACGCGGCTCCAAGATCACTTAATTTTTGAGAAAAAGAAGGCTTATTATATTGCTCATACATTTTTAGCATTGCATTTTGATCGTGCATATTAGACATCATTGCATGAGGTGAATTTGGAGGTAGCATATTGTTGTTACCCATGCCTAAGTTTTGGTCGGGATTAATTTGTGGTGGGCTATTATCAAATAAACCGCCTTTAAATAAATTACCCATTTATGCCTCCACCAATTTGTCCATGATTTTTTTGAGAAACTTTTTAGTTCTTGGTTTATTACTAATGAAAGCTGCAAACCTCTGACCAAATTTCCAGTAAAGTCTATTTAACCACCAAGGCGCTCTTTCAACCATATATTCTCTAAACTCAAGCCATTTAGGATTTTCAGGTCCATATACTTCTCTAGCAACCCAGCAGAACATTGAAGCAATACCAATAATATTACCTATATTTTGCATCATTGATGGGTTTTGTTGTGACGTACCTGATGTACTTCCACCGTAACCTTGGTTACCTGAAGCAAGTTGCATCATTTGTTGAAGTTGGTTCATAGGAACATTAAATTGGTCATAAAATGCCTTTTGATCTGCATCCATTTGACCTTGATTATTCATTTGGCCTAACGTACCAAATTTATTAAGCATGTTGATACCTTGAGAGTCCATATTCATACCAGTACCAAGATTTGCAATACTGTTATTAAAAGCATTAGACATACCGCCTAAAGCACTCATACCTTGACCAAAATTTGTATTATATTGGTTTACACCTTGATTAAACATTTGATTTTTTATTTGAGAAGACACATCAGCTGCTCTATCTTCGGCACCTCTCATAAGTAAAGCATCTTGCATACCTGCTCGGTTTGAGTTCATATTACCTGTTGCTGCATATCCTCTATTTGCATTAGGAAGAGCATTTTCATATAAATTTCTACCAATATCTCTAGTAGATGCATTAATCATATTATTAGCCATATCACTATTAGCTAATTGATTTCCCATGTTAAATGCACCAAACGGATTTTGAGTCATTGCAAACATATTTGTAAAACCTTTACCAAAGTCTCCGGTATTAGCTAAATTTTGCATAGAATATTGATTTACTGCATTAGCATTATTAGCAGCATTAGTTGCATAGTTCCCTGCACCTGTTTGAGCTTGATTTTGGTAATCAGTAAAATTTGCAAAAGTTGGTCCTGAATATACTCCAGAATTAATTGCATTTTGACCAAATTGTAATCCTTGATTAGACGCATAATCTAATATCGGTCGAGCCATATTAAACGCAGCATCAGCATTTGGATTTGATGTGCTTGTATTAGTTTTAGGACCTTTAAATAAACCGCCCATTTTATTTCTCCCATATCCATATTTCCATTTGATCTTCAAGCGTTGCTTTAAATTTAAAACCAAACTTCTTTAAAAATTTTTCGTGTTTTTTGTCGCTAGGATCGTGCATTGCATGGATCGGACCTTGATGGCATAACTTTAAAAAATACCAACCATCTTTTAATTCTATTTGAACTTGTTTTGACCATTTTGTTTTTATATCACAATGTATAAGTGTTAAATCTGGCTGAACATGTTCTAACGAAATAACATAACACCAACGTCTTACTACAGGCACTTTTAAACTGTGCATTATAAACTTCCTGCTGAAAGTCTTGTGTCAATTTCTGTTATTATTTGTTGTAATCTCTCTTGTGCTGCAGATAATTTTTTTAATTCTTCATATAAATACGAAACCAATTGATCAGGGTCAGTAGGAGGAGGGTTTTGTAACTTATATTGCTCATTAAGAATTGAATAAGCCATATTATCTCCTACTTGTTAATGTAATATCAAAATCTGCACCTGAAAAATTAAAGGCATTACCTTCAGTTTCTTCTATTTTATATGCTAAAAGTCTACCGTTTGCTCTTGAGTCAAGTTTATACATGCTTGAAGGCGTATAAGTTGTAGTTTCAGAGTAACTTGGAGCAGATGTAGTAGCATATTCACTAAAACCAGTCTTAATAGACAAAAAACCTGATAAATTAGGCATTGTAATTATAGGTGTGATAGTCTTTAAATGCTTAGATGATCGCAAAGGTGCTTGAGTTTCATCTAAATCTAATCCAAATCTTTCTACAAAAGCAGTTTTTATAGTTTCTGGCTCTTGTGTTGAGCTTAATTGACCATTTTCATGCATATCTAAAGCATAAGCTCTACTACCTGTATGATTTACGGTTGTTTGTCTTGCACCAACCATAACTGCCATTTCAGTAGTTTCAGAAGATAATCCTAAATTTGTACTAATGTTAAGTGAAGCTGCACCAACTACATTAGGAAGATCCATAAAAGACCATGTATTATTAACTATATTGTAAACTGCAGCTTTATTACAGTAAGTACTATTAGCGAAACCTATATCTGTTTCACTAGATACGTAACAAAAATATACTAACTGTAATGAATTATCATAATGAACAAAAAATTTGTTAGCTTGACTACGGTCTATTTCATTATAAATTCTATCTCTTACTAAATTAGTAGCTAAATTTTGTTTAGCATTACCATTATGTTTATATAAGTTATTAAAACCAAAAACGTAATGTTGACCCCCAATTTCAGCTATACAGTTTAAGTTAATAACACCATCATCATTAAATAATTCTCTAAAGTTAAATACTAAACTTGAAGCAGTATATTCCATTAAAACAGCTTCAGTTTCTGTATATATAATAAATACGTTACCTAATGCTAAACCATCTTTAATAGGTGTTTTAGCTTGACCGAGTATATTTGAACCTGCGCTATTAGCAGCAGAAGGTGTCCATATTACGCCAGTTGCTTTATCAGCTCTATAGCCAATTGGATCAGTCCATTTAACCATAGTATGTTTTTGTGTATTAGTTTCATAAACATTTAGTGCAATAATAAAATCTTTAAATGTTCTCATTGATACTGCGTAATCAGTACTAGGCCAATCACCTACAGTCATTTTTGAATAACTAGCGTCAGATATTATATCTCTAATGTATGGACTATAACCATATCTATTTAATACAGATAAACCTGATATTTGATTATGTGTCCAGCCTACTAAATCAGTAGCAGTTGTACTCGATGCAGGACTAACATCATCAAAATTACCATTAATATAATCATATACACTTCCGTTACTATTACAGCCTATTAATACCGCTCCATTTGTTGGAGAATAATAAGATGCAATATGTCTTGTTTGGTCTGCATTATCTGTAGCTAAACCTCCGTACCATGTAAATGCATATGAGTCATAGCTTCCTACAGCAGAAGACCAAGGTACCACTTCGCTTACAGCAAGTTCATATATTCTTTTAAATGCTGGTGATCGTTTAGCACTGTTAGTATCAAATATTACATTTCTACAATCTGTAAAAGCACTTAGAGGAAGGTCTTGGGCGTCTAAGTCTGTAACAAGACCTGTAGTACCTAAATTTCTAATAGGTAAATTAGCCATAATAAATCCTCTTATGAATTAGTTGCACCGTAAAAGTCGTTAAGATCTATAGTTCCTGAAGTAGGTACATTTGCATTAGCAGATACTGTAACTGTTCTTGTATCTGAAGCATCGCCACCTACTCTCATACCATTATATGACCAACCTGCAGTAGGACCTGACATATAAGCATGTATCTCGTCACCTGCAGTATAGTTAAAACTATGACTTACTGTGTTTGTATTGTCGTTTGCACTTACAGTACTATTGAATACTTGAGTACCATCTATAGTTAATTGTATTGTAGCTGTTCCAGTATTACCAAAACCGCCATAATAAAAGACATAATCAATAGTATATGTTCCAGTTTTATCTATGGTAAAATATACGTTTTGTGTATTAGCTGCGCCGTTATCACCCCATAAATTATAGTAAACTAATCGACTGTTTGTATTCCAATAAAAGAAGTCAATGTTTCTTCCTGAGTTAGTACTATTATAACTATTATTAGCTACAGTAGCTTGTTCTGCTATAGTAGCAGGTACAATGCCACCACCTTTATAACATTCCGACAATGCTATAGAACCTGTGTCACCAAACTCAGTTCTAATGTTATTCATCGAAATTGCACCACTAGTCTGAAGAGCCATTGCAAGTACAACCTTTCTTATGATTATCAAGTTCAAGTTTTAATTCTTTAACTGCCTCAATAAGCAAAGGTACTAGTTTTTCATAATGTACAGTTTTGTATTCTTCGTCTATTGGAGCAGGAGCTATTATTTGTGGTAGTACTTTTTCTACTTCTTGTGCTGACACACCTACTTCTTCTTTGTCTGTGTAACCCATGCTTATAGCAAGGTTGTTAGGTCTAAATGTAAAACCTGATAATTCATTTACTTTTGAAAGTGCGTTTGTAATTGGCTGCACTGATGTTTTTAATCTCATATCAGAGTAGTAAGCAGTAACGTTACCTGTTGATCTTACTTCACCAAAAGTAACAGTATCTCCAGTTCCCACTGATTGTCCTATGGAAATAGTAGGAGTTGCTCCCTCTGCTCCAGATCCAACCACTGAGACACCTGTTCCGGCTGTAATGCCTTCTACATAGTCACCTGCTGTATGTGTTCCTAGAGTTAATCCTGTGCCTGCTAGAGTAATGTCACCACCAATAGTAATGTCTGATGTTATATTAAGTACTCCAGTTACTGTTGCACCAGTGGTGGTTGCTGCTACTCTTGTAGTAGTACCTGAGTCTACGAGTAAAGTGGGTGTAGCGTCTATCTCTGATTGAGTACTAGTTATAGCTCCAGTTATATTTGGAAAGGTAGCTTTTATAGCACTTTTAATTAGACGTAGGTGGTCATCTCCTTGTGAGACGTTATCTGAACTAGTTGGATTTGTTGCAACTAAATCACTTATATATGTAGCGCTTTCTAGTGCCATAGGAGCTCCTATTTTTTTGTGGGACAAATTTGTGTCGTAGGTCAAACAACAACAATTCCCGAAAATTTTAAAACGTAATAACTAACAACGTAAAATGAAGGTAAAAAGCTTAAAGTAAGGTTCTTTAAGTTATTGATTTTATTAGATATTTTGTAATAATAATATGTAAACTGTTGTTAGATGAAGTATCTAATTATAAAAATATTCGTTACTTAAAATCGAATTTTGTACGTGCGATATTTTGTTTTTTTAAAAATTCGGCGCATTTTACATTCGACAAAACGACATTCGCATTTTCATACGCACATTTGCACACATAATGGACAACAATAAAATTGGAGATAATTATGCCTAAAACATTTGAAATAAGAAATGACGTATTTGTTACTGGTTCAGTTGCATCAGATCAAAAAGAATTACGTGAATATTTCAGAGCAAATGTAGATAATTTTATTAAAGCTTTCGATGAATGTAAAAAGTTATTGAAAATAAATAATTATTCTATGTTAATAAATAATATAAGACGTAAGAACGTCGTTGGCACTTGTATTTCTGGAAAGAAAACAATTTCCGTTGATATTCGACGATATAATTTAAAAAGTATTGTGTCGACTATTATTCATGAAATGACTCATGCACAACAATTTGAAACTAAAAAGCTTTCTCATAAAAATTCAAAAGTTTCTGTATTCGAAAACAAAGAATATAAAGTGGTTAATAGTAATAAAGACTACGAAGCATATCTGAATTTACCGTGGGAAATCGAAGCACGTGCAAACGAAGAAAAGTATATTGATCAAGTCATGAAAGTAGTTTCACCATCGAAAAAATCTAAAAAGAAGAAGAGCGCTTAGTCGCTCTTTTTTTTTGTTTTCATACGCAAATTTTAAACCTTTATGGACAACAATTATGGAGTAAATAATGGACGATATTTTTGGTTATGTGTACGGAACATTTTTAGTAATGGTTGGCGTATGTTTATTCTGTTTTAGTTTTGCATTTGTTGATGTAATTACAACAGATTTTGAATTTTATGCATTAGTTTTACCGATGTCACTTGTAAGCATGTGTGTTGTTGCGTGTGGTATTTTAATATTCGGTGATACTAAAAAAATAAATAACATTCGTAAAAGACGAAGATAAAAATGAGAGCGATTAATTTCGCTCTTTTTTTTTCGAATAATTACATACGCATTTTTTAATACCTAATGGACAATAACTAACTATGGAGCATTAAATGCAATATAAACTATCAAAAGATGGTACAAGAACTGACGCATATAGATTTACAGTAAAATCTAAAAATGACGTAAACTTAATTGCATTAAAAAATCATATAAAACAACATAACAATCATACTCGATATCATTGTCGTGCAAGAAATAAAATATCTGATTTTAGTAAACTATATAAAGTACGAATAATGGCTCGAGGACCAAGAAAAAGCAATGAGTATTTAACGTATAATGATTGCATTAAACTTAATGTCGATCCTAAATACTATGTTGGTAGACGTGCACCATTAATAGATAAAAATGGTAACGTTCATTGGAACCAAGATCAATCATTGCGACACGAATTTGGTACTAGTTTTGATGTATATGTTTCCGAAGACACATTAGCATTATCATTACTTGATGATGAAATAAAATACGGAATAACAACACATAGACGAAAACAAATTCAAAACTTAAATATTGAAATTAATAAAATAAAACAACAAGCATATAAAGATGCAAAAAATATAGAAGTCTTTCGACTAAACTTTGCATATTAATAAAAGGCCTCTCTTCGGAGAGGTTTTTTTTCGTTCTAGTTCAAACGCCAATTTTACCACTTTATGGACAACTAACAACTTACGGAGATATTATGGAAAACATAATAAATAAAATTACTGAAAAAATATTAGAAAGCCGAGCACCGTACGAATGGTTTGAAGAATGGTTTAGTAATGCGTTTCGAGAAGATTTAGCATCCGATTTATTAGATGATGTCGAAGAAGTAATGACTCAGTTAAATATTAAAGAAACCGAAACTAGTTCAATTGCTTACGACACTATGAACGAAATTCAATATTTATTGATTAAACGTTTATGTGATCAATGGCAAGAAAATTACGAAACATACAAAGAACTTAAAAACGGAGGCAAGTAATATGTACTACGCAGAAATAGAATTGTTTTGTGATATGTCAGGAATGCACCCTGATTTAATCAAAGGTGAAATTGACGATCATGAAAAAAGTAATTCTCGATGGGTTGATAATGATAAAATAAACTATGTTTATAATCATACAAGACCGAACGGTAATTATGGCTTTTGGGTATTATGCACAAGCAAAAATATATTAATCGATATATTGCTACAACATCATTACGGAAATAATTTTGATAATGATGATATAAAATGGGTTTCTGATCAAATTAAACAATTAGCTCCTGATCGTATAGGACGTGATATTGTTGATGATAATTGTATCGATCCTCATACTATTTACGATGATGTTCAAGAACAAAATAAAGAAATTCTTGAAGAAATCGGATCAGCTCACGGTATAGGTGCTGTTAACGATATGATGTATGATCTCGAACCACCTGAAAGGGACGAACGAGATGATATAATAAATGCTGACGACTCTGATCTTTACGATGAAGAATTTTCATTTCAAAATCATGAAGACGAAACTGTCGGCCCAAGAACTGGATACGAATAATAAATTGAGCGCTTCGGCGCTCTTTTTTTCGAATAATTACAGACGCAAATTTCCATACCTAATGGACAACTAACAACTAATGGAGATTATTAATGTCTTTACAAGATATAAATATAAAAATATTTTCAAACTATTCTGATGATACTACGCATCTTGACACTAAAGAACGTATGCAAGCAGATGGTTATCATAACATTGTTGACTATATAAATCAGTATACTGACAAAGAACGTGGTGAATTTATTGGCCTTTTATTAGAACACTTTCTTAATGATCGTAATTTTAATACTAAAAAAGGTGCTCAATATTGGCACGAAGTTCTTGCATCATTACGTGATGAAGTAAAAGCAAATGTATATCGTGCAGATGTCAGAATTGCTGTAAACTTAAGCGTAATATCTGATAAAGAATATGAAACTGAGCAAGAGTTTATCGATGCTATATACGAAGAAGATATCGATGATTTAATCAGAAGCAACGGTTATCAAATAACTGTAGAACACAACGATGCCGAAATTACGGACATAGATGATGTTTGCACAGTTGATTAAGTTTATCAAAAACGTAGTCATAGCGGTCATTACATTTATTGTTTTGGCCGTTATCTTTTTATTATGGAAACCAACGAGGGACCAATGACAAGAAAAGATTTTGAATGGTTTGTAAAATTTATAACTGAGCATCGTATTGATAACTCAGGCGTACTTGATTTAGTAGAATATTTTAAATTTACTAATGACAAGTTCGATAAAAGTAAATTTTTAAATGCGGTATATGAAGCAAAATGTGAATACGAACGTAAATCTCATGAAATTATGGATCGTATGATAAAGCGACAAAATGTATCGTGATTATGATAATGCAACAAAACATTTAGTCGATGTTGTATCAGAACATAAACGCCTTCGCACTTTACAATATAATGCAGAGTGGGAAGGCGATAATATAAAAAGTGAATTTTATAAAAGCCAAGCAAACTATTACAAAGAATTAGTTCGTGAAGGCGTTTTATATAATCCAGAATTTTAGAGCACTATTATGTGCTCTTTTTTTTCGTTTGTGATTTCTTTAATGCCATACGAGTAGGTGCACCTTTCGATTCTGGTTTACGCATAGTTTCACCAGAACCGTTTTTGATGCGTTTACGCTTTGCATGGATATTATCCCATAGTCCTCGTTTAGTCATTATTTTCTTTTTCCGCCGTAGCTTTCTTTACATTTACCCATAAGTAACTCCTATAATATTTCGCAACTACCTGACGTACAGGCTAATTCTTGCGAACCGGTTGTTAAATCTTCGACTTCAATCATTGATGACCAGTCGATCTCTTTTGGAAATCTATTAGCAAACTCTAAATATTCTTCGCGTTCAACTTCTTGATAAGGTGCTTGTCGATAACTACCGCCATCGTAAGGTAAAAATGAAATACCTGATATAGCGTCAAAGTTATTAAATACCCATGCGCCAACTTCTGGCCATTCGTGTTCCTTAACACTAACAGTTATAGACGGTTTATGTTCACACCAATTCTCTTGATACGTTTTCCATAACTCGAGATGTTGAACAGCAGTTAAGTCTTCACGAGTTAAGCAACCATCAGGTGCTTCTATTGGAAATGTAAATACAGTAGTCGTATCAGGTTTCATAACGCAAGGTTCATTGTGAACTCCTGAATTAATCATATGATGAGTTAACGGATCTTTATTATCACCTCTAACAGTACGTAAATAATACTGACTATGACGAGTATGAATACCCGAAGCTGCGTTAACTAACTGGCTAACTGTACCACTTGGTTTTACGCAAGTAATAGCTGCGGATCTAGGGATACCTAACATTTCAGCGTATTTAACATTTGTTTCATCAGCTATATTACGCATGTTCTTTAATATAGCTTCAAGGTTTTGTGTTTTATCAATACCTGAAGTAATCTCGTTATCTAAAATACCTGTTAACGATACTCCTAACAATCTTTCTTCCTCAGTATTCTTTTGCCATATTTTACGTAAATACGGAAAGTAAGTTAGTTTAGATTGTATAGTGCCAAGTATAGTGGCGAGCCTAACTTTGTTTTTAAGGCTATCTTCATTATCGCTTGGTCTTATGACGACTTCGGTCAGATTACAAAACTGATATGGTCGTAAAATTATTTCTGAGCATGGATTAGTACCGAACTCATAGTTTGGATCTCTTTTACCATACTTCTCGGCTTGTTTTTGACTAGCCGTTCTATTAAAAATTCCTCTTTCACCTGATTTACTTTCATATAAAGATGTCCATTCTCGTAAGAATGCACCTACATCAGGTTTCTCAGTAAACGATACTGAGTTATTTGCTAAGGCTCTTTGGCCGTTTTGGTTCCACCATTCGCCGCTCTTAGCATGTCTCATTCTGTCGTCAGTTAAGTTACTAAGACTTATCATAGCACTTCTGCGCACTCCTCCGACGACAACAATTTCCCCTATTTTACAAAACAAATCATGTGCTTCTATAGAAGATAATCGTCTACCTTTAGCTTTCTTAAACAGATCAACAGTAAACTTAAATAAATCTATTAGTGGCTCAGGCCCTGAGGCTCTACCACCGAACTGTTTTAGTCGTTCTCCTGCTGCTCTTACCTTTGATGTATCCCATGTAGGTATTTCACCTGCATAAAGTAATGCTATTAGCATTCTAAAGGCTTTAGACCAACCCTCTTTGCTATCAGACACACTAATACATGTCTCTGACTTAAACATCTTCTCAGGGATCTCAGGTAACTTAGAAATATATTGTCTTTCTACAGAAAACCCTACACCTGTACCACACATAAGTATGAACATAGCTTCATCGAAAGCTTTGGGATCATCAGCGACTAAATACGAGCAATTATAACCACAAGTATTATCACGGTCTAATGCAGCTCCTGAAGTCATTAAGGCTCTCATAGATGGCATAACGTCTTTCATTACGATAGCTCTTCTAAGCTCGACAAAAGTATCTCTACTTATTTCAGGTGCTTTAGTTTCCATAAAGTCGATATATCGATCTACGGTTTCTTCCCAAGTTTCTCTTCTCTGTTGGTTTTCTAAATATCTTGCATAACGTGACTTATGTATAAAGTCACCATAGGTTTTTTCTATAGTACTCATAGATCTTTAATTCCTTTTATAGATGTTCTAGTTCTTCATACTTAAGGAAATCCTAAGACCTTAGGGCTCTCTTAAGTGCGGCGTATAAAGCGAAAAAAAACCCTCAGAACACGAGGCTCTGAGGGCTTGCATAGCTCTACCGATTGGTTTTTCAAATCACGCTTGTAGATTAATGGCTACCAAAGCTGCCACTAACTATGCTTGGACAACATACTTTTGGAGTATGTATCTCACAATGTGTGCAAAAAGGCGTCTGAAACTACAAACATGGTTTATTGATCTTTAGATCACCATAGGCAGACAAACAGCCTTTTTGCTATTTAGCCTACAGCTCTCCCTCTGTAGACTGGCTCTCTAACAGTTCTATAAGCATTTTACAGTACTGTTTTGCTTTACGAATGTCTTCTGTGCCATTTTTGTACTTATATCTTGACACGTACTTGATAATATTGCCTGCGTAGTAGTCTTCGGCAATGTTTAGGCTTTCCATATATTCTGCTGGTTCAATACCTATATTGTAATGTTTAGGCTTTTCTATTTTATCAAATAGTTCTTGCTGCATATTCATATACTCCATATGTCTCATGATCTTTTTTGTCCTCTTCGAATAACAACGCAGTGTTTCATATAAAAATAACTGTGTATTTTACCAAATATTTTTGCTAACTCGAGATAGACTCTAGCTTTGGTTCCCATAGATTTACCTTTTTATGTTCAAAATCATAATCTTCATGTCTAAGAATACGAGCTAATCTTGCTTGACGAAGTGCATCATCATACGTTAAGCCTGCATTTTCAAACGCCTTTAGTACTGCTTTAAACGAACAATCTTTATTAAGTATGTTTGTAGCAGCTTTAGGACCAATACCAGGGCAACCTTTGTAACCGTCAGCTGTATCTCCAGTAAGTGTTTGATATAGCCAATTATAATCTGCAGTCTTTTGTGTGATATTATGAAGCTCGCCTAATCTATATATTTGACCAGGTATAGTTAGTAAGTCTTTATCGTCTGATATAACTATGACTTTATTTAAGTTAACTTCTAACGTAGCTAAGTAACCAAGCACATCGTCTGCTTCTAAGTTGTCCCAAGTTTCGTTATTATAATTATTACATATATACTCAACTAAAGACTTATACGCTAATGGTTTGCGTGTTTTTTTTCTGTGATATTTGTAAGTAGGATCAATAGTTTTTCTAAAGTTAGTTTTTGAACTAAATACCCATGTAGCTCTATTCTCACCGAATGTCTTTTCAAGATGATCAACGTACTTATTAAGTACATCGACACAATCTTCTAACCGTGAGTGTAGCGTATGTAAATCGTCGTCCCATCTAACTTCATGCTCCATACCTGCACAAATGCTATAAGCAACTCCATCACCGTCAATCAATAGGTGTTTCATTGTTTAAACTCTCCTGTAAAAGCTCTTCTAAATATTGAAGACCTTCAGCTGTAATTTTAAATATGTTAGTCCAAGTATTTCTACCTATTTCAGTAGATATCAGTTGGCATCTAGTTAGCATTGCAACAGTGTCTGCGTGTCTTCTTGCAAAATCACTTTTTGTTGTAAAACCCTTGAAATGTGCCTGACATAATACTTCGACTGCTTCTGCATCTTCTTTAGTGGGTTGCAGCCCAATCAGTTCCGATGCTGTATTCTGCGTCAACTTTGCATCTGAATTTAAAGTGTTCGCCAGCTTTTTCCGCTGCTCTTCTAAGTCTATTACCGACATCTTCTGCTATTTCCTTTCTGCAAGACACTTGAACTTCGTCGTGTATCCAACCTGAAAATACAAATTGATTACCCCAACCATGTTCATAAGTTTTGCTAATATCTTCAAAGGCTAATATAAGCCATTGCTTAGCTACCAATGCTCCTGCTGATTGTAATAAGGTATTTAATGCTGCATGCTGTGATCTTGGATATAAAAATCTTCCATCTAATCCTATTAAATAGTTTTTTACATTCAACGCATTTTCTACAGCTGATCTTAAAGCATTAAATGCAGGTATAGATTTAAAGAATTTATTCTTCATTTCTCTACCAGCATCTCTACCTTTACCAATAATTTCGCCTAGTTTCTGATCTCCACCACCATAAACAAGTGTGTAGATAAACTTCTTAGCAGCGTCACGATCTGGTAATCCTGCTGCTTTTTGATTTGCAGTATGTATATCTGCTGACAAAATTATATTGGCATAATCTCCTTTGTCCCATTTAGATAAGTAGTGCGCAAGGCATCTAAGCTCGATGCCCGACAAGTCGCAGCCGACCATGGCCCACCCATCTGGCACGGTAAAGCACTTTCTAATTGAGCTACCGTAAGGCACCCGCAATGAGGGCACTTGCGCCAAATTTGGACTGAAGTGTGTTGCTCTTCCTGTGATTGCTCCGTTTGTGATATACTTACCCCGTAGTTTGGAACAGGCATCGATAAGTCGTAAGTAGCCATTGTTTCCCTCCGCAATCATGCCGATGCGTTTTTCTAACAAGAAATATTCTGCTAGCTGTTTAGCTTCAGGATAATCTAGTTTTCCTAACGTTTCCTCATCAATTCGAGGCTGACCGGCTGGTGTCCAGTCTTTCGGCTTCCATTGGTATTTGTTGATAAATTGATTAGCAATTTGTTGTCTGCTTGACGGATTAAACGGAATGGTAACAGAAGGCTTTGTTTTATAAGTCTTAATAGTGCCATCAAAGTTTTCCTCCATATATTTTTTTATTTTATCACGCTTAGCAGCTAGCTGACCATACAGATCAGCTGCTGCAATGGTGTTAAAATGAAAGCCAGTTGCTTCCATATTAGAACAAACTTCTGCTATATTATGTTCGAGTATTTCAGCGCTGTTAGCAATCCCGGTATTGCGGCAATGCTTGTAAAGGCTGTAAGTAACACTAACGTCTTGCTCACAGTAAGTAAGCATCTCTTCGTTGAATTGAGTGAAATCGTTTGCATAGTTTTCTTTGTAGTTCCCTAGTCTGTAACCCCAAGCTGCTAAACTATATCTTCCGTATAATTTAGTAGGCATGTTGTCTGGTTGTTGTAAAAAGTCTTTGTCTTTAATGTTAGGCCATATAAGGCGAGAAAGAACTAATGTATCAGTTACTTTTTTAGGTTTAAATTTTAAATAAATCTTTTTAATTGCTGGTACATCATAGCCTATAACGTTATGACCTATAATTTCGTCTGCATTTTCTAATGCTTTTATTGCCTCGTCTATTTGGTCAGGACGATAGCTAACAGTTTCACCTGTTTTAACGTCCTTAGTAACTATGCAATGTATTTGTGTTAAATTATCTAATAAATTGTCAGCTTCTATATCAAAAACCAACTGCATCTATGCTCTCCAATCTGCCAGTTTCCTCATTGTACATAAGGCTTCCGGCTTTACCTGTTGCACCTGTAAATCTGTTTTTGACTACACGCACAACAGTTTCATTACTTTGCGATTGTTGATCACGCTCTAAACCAATTACCATGTCTGATAACTGACCTATAGAATGAGAACCTCGCAAAGAATTTAGTGATACCTGCGCACCATCTTCAAAACCTTTGTTTCCTTCAGGTCGTCGCAAGTGTGAGACTAACAACATACCTACACCTGTTTCTTCAACAAATGTACGCAGTTTAGTCATTATCATATCGATGGCTTTTCTCTCATCAGGTACATCAAGACCACTAACCATAATGGAAAGATGATCAATGATAATCCAATTACACTGTTCTCCGTGGGCCAAGTAACGTAACTTAGCAAGGACATGCTCGAGAGTAACGCTGCCAAAATGATCGTAAACAAAACAGTTCCCATTAGAGAACAAATTGTCAAAAGACTTACGTATTTGGTCCACTTCAATACCTGATCTATCAATGTGAAGTGGTTTATTAATATCAATACTGACCAAACCTGTAAGAGTTCTTTTAATACTTTCTTCCAAAAAGAGTAAACCAACTTTATCTCCTTGAGTTAATAAGTGATGAGCAATTTCACGAACAAAAGCTGACTTACCAATACCACTACCTGCGGTAATAGTTACAAGTTCACCTTTTCTAAGACCTTTTGTTTTATCATTCATAAAATCGTAAGGATAAGGAACACTTGATACCTTATCTTCCGTTGCCACTAAGTGGAAAAGATCTTTTGCTGCTACTATACCATCAGGTCTATAAACCGGAGCGTCCCATGCCGCTTTTATTAACTCTTTAACTCTATTATTTTTAAGCATTTCGCTTGCATCTTTTAGAGGTAAATTAGCTACATGAGCTTTGCCTGGTTCGAGTAACTCAGCACATTGAGCAACTGCTTCTTGACCAGGTTTATCTTCATCAAACATAAAGACAACTGTCTCAAAGTTCATAATATATTCTAGTTCTCTTCTAATAGCATCTGGTGCTGACTTAGCTCCATTAGGTACAGAAACTACAGGCCATTTATTTCCTAATGCCTGAGATAAAGAAAGTGCATCTAGTTCACCTTCTACTACAAATAGTCTTTTACCTTTGCTTTGTAGGTTTTGTCCAAATAGTGGTAACTTCGAACCTTCACCAACAACACTAAAATTTTTATTTTGGTCGCGTGTCTTAAGCGCAACAAGTTTTCCATTTTTAAAATAAGGAGCAAGATGTCTACCACTACCAACTTTATAGCCAAAATGCCTCGCTGTATCAGCTGAGATATTTCGGCTTTTGAGTTCTTGAATTTTACCTTGCGAGTATACCGCTTGCGCTGCTTGGTTATTCGAGGCCGTAGTTTTGGAGAACTCAGTTGGTGTGCTATTGGGTTCTTGATCTTCTCCTCCATAATATGTATTACATGAAAAGCAGTATGCATGGCCATCGTCATAAATGGCCTTTGCATCGCTACTTCCACATGCTTCACAATTCGAGTGCGTCTGGAATGAAGCCGAGGTTTCCTGCATGGTCTGGTGCCTCCCAATTTTTAGGTTTAATTAAATCCCAACCACCACTGTGGTCGCGTCCCTCTTTAGTGCCGCGTATTTTAGACATGTTGGCTAAATGAACTTCTTGCCATGCCTCTTCTACGTCAACCCCTGCAATTGCCAGAGTACCTAATGCAAACACCGTTATATCGATTAAAGCATCAACCATTCCTTCAGCATCTTTGTTTGTAAATGCCGAGAGTAATTCCTCAAATTCTTCTTCAACTTGATCAACTCGAAGTGCTAGTTTTTCACTATTTAAAGGCTCGTGATTAAAACCATATTTTGCTTGTAAAGCATAAACATCTGCAACTAATGTAGACATTATCTCTCCTTAAAATAACTAGAAATAAACTGAGTTAAATTGTTTTTATCAAAATCATATTTAAACCACTGACCATATCTACCCATTAAAACAAGTCTTTGATATGCCTCTGAAATACCTTTAATTGTATCAAACATTTCAGCTCGGTTTTCTTTATTAATTTCATGATTTTGTTCTGCATTTTCATTGCTGCAAAGAATTAGCATTGGCTTATAATGCTCTATTGCTTCGTTCATTAATGCAACAGTGTCATATGATGGTGCATCTCTATATGCATAACCATACACTTCTTCACTTAATGCAAATCTATCTATTACACATGGAATATTTGCTTGAGACTCTAACCTAGCAGCAGTATGTAAAATGTGCCTGTGATAGACTTCTATATTCCAGTCTTTATGATAACTACAATGAAAATATTGACCACCTATATAGTCTGCAATTGCACGAGCTAAAGTGGTTTTGCCTGTACCGTCAGTACCTTCAATTATTACCAAAGGCGTGACCTTGTTTATCTAATTTATCAGCTAAACTTCCAACAGTAATTGTTGAACTTAGTATTGAATTTAATGATGTAGATGCTGTTTTGTCATACTCTTGATTACTAATCCAGTCATCTAATTTATAATAATCAGGTTCATAATATGAGCTGATCCTGCTCTTACGCATAGTTCACCCATATCGACCATGAGATTATAGTAAGAAAATAACAATAGCTGTAATGCTTTAGCTACCATAGTAAATGTAAATACATCGTATGTCATACCATATACTATGTCTTGCGATCTCATATTAACTAATGCATTTAATCGTCCTTGTCTTATAATAAATTGCATACCTGTAGTGCAGGGAATATCTTTACTTTTGCCTGGGCGTTCACGCCATATATTAATATAGCAACGTCTTGAGTCATTATCTTCTTTAAGTTCATTAGCTGCCCATGATAATTGATCCATAATTTTAGGACCATAAGCACCATTTAATGTAAAGCCATCATCACTATATTTTGCGTAACTTTTCATAAAATTTGATATGTATTCTAAGTCATTTCTGCCTTTTAAAATCCATGCTGCTTCACCAAACATAAATTTGTAATTAAGATTTCTAGCTTTGTTACAAATTATTGGTTCATTCATGTCAACTGTATAAATATAATTTAGTCTTTCTCTAATTTTTAAGTTTCTAGGACTGCTTTCATAATGAAAATCTTTTCCACAGTCTTGCAGTGCTTGTTTCCAAACTAAATCTGCGTTCATATAAACTCCTAAAAAAAACGGGGCCGAAGCCCCGCTGTTTAACTTGCTAATTTATGAGGTTTGCCAAGATAATACTCAGCATATATTGCATTATGCGCATCGCGTCTTTTAGTGGTTTTTATATTCCAACCAGCTTTTCTAAGATCACGTATTCTTGCAGTTATGTTTTGAACTCTATATTCATATAAAGCTATTAATCTAGTAAGTCTTTTCCCACGTTTCATGTGAGTTAACATTTCACTACTTTGCGACATTTACTCTCCTAACCATTTATTTGGAATTAATTTATCTGCAAAGGGAAAACCATATTTAGTACACCAATTGGCATACGTGGTTTTACTTCCTTTGTTTATTTTTGATGATGAACGAGAAAACACAATTCTTATGTCAAGATTAGGGTGCTGCTCTTTTACTAATCGCATTTTTCTGCGGTCTTCTGATGTGAAGCGCCCCTTACATTCTATAATCATGTCTCCAATGATAAAATCAGGAATATATTTAGCATCTAGCTTGTATGGTAATCTTAATGTTTCATACTCATATTCTATTCCACTTTTATCAAGTTGATCAGCTACTTGTGCTTCTAGTCCACTACGATAGTTATTAACAAACTTTATATTCTTAAAAGTCGTTGAACTCTTCCGTTGTGTCACTAGTGCTCTCCGTATTTTCATGAACATATCCATCTTCTTCTTCAAACTGTGAACCTCCAAACTCAACAAGGTCTATTATTTGAACAGCATTTAGATATGCAGTAACACCAATGTTACCTCCAGCAGAATATGTATTAAGTATACCTGCTAATTTAATAGTTGAACCATTGCCAACTGCTAAATCTCCTTTTATGACGTTACCTTTAGCATCAACTAACATAGGTTTTTTACTGGATTTAGCTCTTATTTTTAAACCACCAGCTTCATCGTCATTCATATAAGGCCATTTTGCTTTAGATAGTGATTTCTCACCAAATTCTTCTATAAAAATTTGTTTGGCCGATTCAACAAATTCTTTAGCATCTTCTTTTTTAACAATAAGATCACTTTTATATTTACCTTCGGCATCATACCTAGTGTCAGGTTTAGATAACCACGGCCACATAGCCGTACCTTTAGGACTTGTAAATTTAGCTTTAGCCATATTAGTTTTCTCCTATGACATAACAATTAGTTTGATTTGGATTAGAAGACATACTTGCTGCTTCTTTAAATATCCAGTTTATGCTTACACCGTGCATGTCTAAATTAGCTAAAACATCAACTGGTATAGCTTTATTTTCAAGAACCAGTGCAACAGCTGTAGCTATCCAATGATCCTTTTCATCATCTCTATGAACTCTATCGCCATAAAGACTTTGCCAATCTTTAGTGTGCTTACGCAAATGCATAGTCACTCCTTAATACTTGATTTATATTTAGTTCACCTTTTTCAGGTGTCTCGACCATATTTGAACGGCCAGCTGGGCTTAGCTGCTCATAGGTAGTATCGTGAAGATCTTGCATGACATCAAAATGCTCATACATAGCAACAAATTGTTCTCTTATTAGATAAAAGAACTTTTCAGTGTCTGCCATATGAGTTGCAAAAGAGTCATGAATTAAAAGATAATTATGAATATTATCTTCAATACCTGCAAGAACTGTAAACATTAGATGGCTAGCATCTAAACTATGAATAAAATTAGGTGCAGCTGCATTGCGCTGTTTAATTTTATCTATAGTGCCTTTTGGCTTAGTGCGTATATTACACATGATACATTTGTAAACATCGCCATCAGGTGTAATTTTACTATTTACACTAGCATTAGCTAAGTTTATTTCTTTATCATATAAAAATATACGTACCCTGTTTATATCCCATTGCTGGTAAGCGTGAACAATAGGTAAACCAATTGGAGTAACCCATGTTAATGGTTTTGCTTCATGTGCACAAAGTGATGCACATCTTTGAATGAACTTCATGCCAACAGCAGCTTTATTAACTACTACATTGACAGCTTTCCAAACTTTATCAGCAATATAACTTGCAGCTTTATGACCTCCGTCTTCACCAAATGGGTGTTCTTTTATGATACCATCTAGCACATCATCTGCTAAAGGCTTCATTAGATCTTCCATTTGTTGCTGCTTAAATCCATACTTTTCAGATGAATAAGCAAAAGTCATAACATTACGTTTTACAACTGATCTTGTAATACCGTAATCAAGCCACATCTTAGCAAGCTCATAATTTTCTGTATCAGATCTAACTTGATCTGTAACATTGTCTGCAACTATTTGATAAACATCTGCAGGCATATCATGAGGAACTAAGTTTACTGTTGAACCGCCTTCAGCATCTCTTAGTGCGGCACAATAATGTTGAACACCAGAGTTAGTACCATCAAGTGAACAAGGTAAGTAAGATACATAGCTATCGCCTTCTTCCATGTATCTAGCAAACTCAATACAAGCTGCTAGGAAACTAAAAGGCTTATCAGCGTTTTGCCATATATCTCTTGTAAGACCAGGTTTTTTACCAACCAAATAAATTGCTCTTTGGTTTTTATTAACCCAGTTAATGCGATCATTTAGACTTTTTTTACTAACTTTTTCAAAGTCACCATTATTAGCTACACTAATAGCAAGCCAGTACGCACCATTTTTACCTAGTGGTTTTCCATTAGCAAACTGAAACATAGCTCGTATGTGATCAGCACGCTGATGATTAA